CGAACCGCACACGGACCGCATGCGAGGCGGATGCGAGGCGGATGCCCCGTCTCCGTCTCCGTCTCCGTCTCCGTCTCCAATACCGTTACCGTTACCGTTACCAAAGATAGAGAAGACAAAGACAGCACGCGGTTCCCGCTTGCCTCAAGACTTTGAACCTGATTTTCAATTTGCTATTGATCAAGGAATAGCCAACACATTGGAAGAGGCAAGCAAGTTTCGGGACTACTGGAATTCACAACCTGGACAAAAGGGCGTAAAGCTAGATTGGCCGGCAACATGGCGTAACTGGTGCAGGAATGCAAAGCCATCATCAAAGGTTCAACAACCAAGCGAAACGCCATATCAGAGATCAATGCGCGAGAGATATCAAGTTGCAGCACCATCTATTGCAGCAAGCAATCCAGGCGCAAGCAGGATAGACCCGAATACGTTTTTTGATTCATTGCCAGCAAAACTAGGGATAGCTAATGGCTGACATTCACCAATTGATCGACATTGTTTTTACAAAACTATCACTTGTTTACGGGCGCGACTTCTTGGGAAGGTGGGAGGGTATCGATATAAGCGACGTAAAGGGCGATTGGGCGCACGAACTGAGTGGCTATGAGGGTAACCCCGCCGCAATCAAATACGCGCTCCAAAACCTGCCAAACAAAGCCCCTACGGTTTTGGAGTTTCGCGCAATTTGCCAGCGCGCACCAGAACCCGCAATGGCTGGCTATTTGGACGCACCAAAGGCAAACCCTGAGGTTGTGCGCAGAGCCTTAGAAGCGGCACGAGCAGCACTTACGAAAGCAGCAAAATGACAAGACAATACGCTGCATTGAAGTTGTTAGAGCATGGGCCGCTAATGTTGGCAGAGTTTGTGGCAATCACTGGCTGGCCGTACCAGTCAACTTACAAGGTGTTAGCCGAGCTAGTGGATATTGGAGCAATCAAGCGGCAAAGGTGGGGGCGGTATAGCCTGTGACCGAAGCCGACGAAGCCCTAAAAGCCCGCATAGTGGCCCACTGTGCGTACATGGCAAAGCACGACAGAGCGTATGCAATATACGCTTTCAAGCGATACTGCGAGGCGCTGCATTGGATAAACTGGAAGATTGAAAAATAATTGCAAAATGTTAGTAAAATAGATTACAATGGAACCATGCAATCGCTAACAATCCAACTGCTAAATCGCCAACAAGCAATAGCAGCATTGAAGGGCCAGCTATACCCGTTCCTTGCGGCTGTATTGCAAGCTGATCAGCGGTTCACGCTGACGGTAAAGCCACAAACGCGAAGCAGTGAACAAAATTCTCTGATGTGGCCTATTTTGCAAGAGTTCTCAAGACAGATTGAGTGGCCTATCAATGGTCACATGGTCAAGATGGACGCTGACGACTGGAAAGCAGTGTTGTCGGCGGCATTTAAGCGCGAGACAGTTCGCCTGGCTATGGGATTGGATGGTGGTGTGGTTATGTTGGGGCAAAGAACCAGCAAGTTCACCAAGGCTGAGTTTTCCGAGTTCATCGAATTTCTGTATGCCACGGCTATGGCTAGAGGCGTGAAACTACCTGCATGGGAGCGCGACCAATGACCGTATCGCGACCCAAGGACTGCAAACACTGCGGCATCAGCTTTTACCCGCTGCGACCAATGCAGCGCGTATGCTCGGTAATGTGCGCATCTAGGATGGTGAAGGCTGCAAAAAAGGAAGAAACTGAGCGAACAAAAGCGCGTAAAGCTGCGATTAAAAGCCGTGCAGACTGGGCGCGTGAAGCTCAGGCAGCATTTAACGCATGGGTAAGGGCTAGAGACGCTGACAAGCCTTGCATAAGCTGCCAACGTCACCACACAGGGCAATATCACGCAGGGCACTACCTAAGCCGTGGAGCACGCCCTGAGCTTGCATATGAGCCTGATAACTGTCACAAACAGTGCGCACCATGTAACACACATTTATCGGGTAATGTGGCAATGTATCGCGTGAACTTGGTAAAGTTGATAGGCCTAGAGCGTGTCGAATGGCTAGAAGGTCCACACCCAGCAAATAATTACAGCACTGACGACCTAATCGAGATTAAAGAAACCTACAAACAAAAGCTAAAGGAGCTACAGGCATGAAAGACACCGAAAGCGAAGTATGCAAAAACATCTTAGATCGCCAGCAATTGGGCATTAAAAAGTACGGCCGCACAGTAGCAGGCAACCCGCTAACCGAGCGCCAATGGATACAACACGCCTACGAGGAAGCGCTAGACATGGCCATCTATCTCAAGCGACTGATGCAAGAAATGGACGCAAAGAACAGTGCTCGGGATGACTGGAAATAAAAAGTAAAAATATTTTGCAAATAGTTGGCATAGTGCTGTAATTTGGTTTACAATTCATTCATCGTTTACTTTATGGATATGAAGCCATGAACTGCTGCGATGACTACGGACAATGCACACGCAACAAAAACTGCCCAGCCCGTGCAACCAATACGCCATGCAATGAAATATATGAAACAATCGACCAAAGCGAGCGTATTACTGTTTACGATTGGATTATGGATGCAATACATACCGCAGTAAGCGCAATATTGGGGATGGCTATTATTGGCGCAGTGGTGTATTTGTCTTGGAAACCATAATTCGGCATAATCAAACCTATTGAAAAGGATACATCATGGCATTCACTGAAACACAATTACAGGCAGAGCTGGCTAATGACGGCGCAGGTGCAAAGATCACGAAGTTTCTAAACGCAGGCACAAGCACTGACGTTTACGTGCAAAACCTAAATAGCACTACAAGCGAAAAAGCAGGCTGGACACAAGTTGCCCAGACCAACACAGCCGCACAAGCCGCAGCATTGATTCGCGCTAACCTTACTTTGCGTTAGATATAAAATGACGCTTTACGTCAACACGTAGGTCATCGTTATGAAAAATAAAGTAGAGAGTGGGAATTCTGCCAACTTAACCAACCGTGGCAGAGGCAGGCCTAAAGGGGCAGTAAACAAGGCCACACGCGCATTTAGAGACACGGTGAATGCTTTGCTTGAGGGTAACGCAGAAAACGTCTCAGAGTGGCTAAATACCGTTGCTTATGGTGATGGCGACCAATTGAAGCCAGACCCAAAAGGCGCATTGGACATATTGAGCAAGCTTGCCGAATACGCCACACCTAAGTTAGCACGCACTGAGTTAGCAGGAGATAAAGAAGCGCCTATTGTTATTTCATGGCAATCAGATCAATAACTATCCCGTACACGCCTCGCAAGGCTTTCATGCCTTTGCACACACGTCGGCAAAGGTGGGCAGTTGTTGTTGCGCATCGAAGAGCTGGGAAGACTGTGGCATGCGTCAATCAGCTAATCAAGGAAGCGCTTACATTTAAAGGCAATGATGGGCGGTTTGCCTATGTTGCGCCGTTCTATTCGCAAGCCAAGGCGGTTGCATGGGACTATCTCAAGCGATACAGCGCACCCATTCCAGGCATAAGCATCAACGAATCAGAGTTGCGAATCACTTATCCTAACGGGTGTTCTATCCGCCTTTTCGGTGCTGATAACGCTGATGCACTGCGTGGTTTGTACTTTGATGGCGTAGTCGCCGATGAATATGGAGATTGGAAGCCAAGCGTATGGGGTTACGTTATTCGCCCTGCATTAGCTGATAGACAAGGATGGGCGGTAATCATTGGCACACCCAAGGGGCGTAATCAGTTCTGGGAGACATACGAGCACGCTAAGGTCAATAATGAATGGCTGGCACTTTGCATCAGGGCAAGTGAGTCCGGGTTATTACCAGAGTCAGAGCTTGATTCGCTGCGACTTGAGTTGACCGAAGATGCGTGGCGGCAAGAGATGGAGTGCGACTTTGACGCTGCATTGCCGGGCGCTATCTATGGCAAGGAAATATGGCTTGCAGATCAACAAGGGCGAATCAAGGCCGATTTATACGACCCGAGCCTTAAAGTTCACGCTGTGCTTGACTTGGGCTGGTCAGACGATACGGCTATCTGGTGGTTTCAAGTTGGCAAAGAAATACGCCTGATTGATTGTTACAGCACTCACGGCATGCCAATATCGCATTACAACGAAGTTTTGAATGCCAAGCATTACGCATATGGTGATTGGCTATGGTTGCCGCATGATGCAAGGGCCAAGAGTTTGCAGACAGGTAGAAGTATTGAGGAGCAGTTTAGGGGTCTTGGATGGAAGCCCCGCATCGTTCCGCAGCTCGGATTGATTGACGGGATACAGGCATCGCGCTTAACATTATCAGATTGTTTCATTGATACTAAGTGTGCTGATGGAATTGACGCTCTGAAACAATATCAACGTGAATATGACGAGGATAAACGAGCGTTTAGAGATAAACCAAGGCATGATTGGACAAGCCATTACAGTGATGCGTTTAGATATGCTTGTTTGGTATGGCGCGAGGAAATGAAGCCGAAACCTGCCGAACCGCCTAAATTTGGCCAACAACAAACAATTTCTGAGATAATACGAGCGAATTCCAAGAGAAAGCGAGATTACGAATGATTTACGGCCAACCAGTAACCCTGACCTCTACGGGCACTATTTCCCCACGTCAAGGGAAAATATCAGGCTTTTACGTCAACTCGACAACCGGCGGGACTATCGCACTCGCGGATTCAAATGGTGCAATTGGTGGCACGATTACCCCCGCAGTTGGATGGCACTTTTACCCAATCGGGTTTCAAGGTACTTTATCCGCTGTGATCGGTGGAACATTGAACGTTACTTTTATCGTCCAGCCCACCTAAGTTATGGACTACGAATCAGGCGCACTGGAAAAGCCGGAAGATGTTGGCGTAGACCAAGCGGGAATAGTTCGCCGTTGGCTATTGGAACTAAAGCTCGCTGATAAGCGAGAATCACAATGGCGCGAAAAGGGCGACAAGGTTCTTAAGCGCTATCGGCAAAAAGAGATTAAAAAGCACAGCTTTAACATTCTCTGGTCAAACACAGAGACCATGCGTCCGGCAATCTACAACAGCTTGCCAAAGCCTGATGTACGCCGTAGGTTCAAAGATGAAGACCCAATCGGAAAGGCTGTAAGCGAAGTTATTGGCCGTTGCCTTGAATACGGCATGGATACAACCCAGTTTGATTCTCAGATTCGGTTCTGCGTGATTGACATGCTATTACCTGGACGTGGATTAGCTCGCGTTCGCTATGTTCCCACCATCAACAAGGTGCAGGAAGAAAGCGACACTGAGCCGCAAGAACAGGAAGCGATGGACGGTGACTTTGAGGAACTTGCTTGGGAGCAGGCACCTATTGAACACGTTCAATGGAAAGACTTCCGCATATCCGCAGGTGAGTCTTGGGAGTCTGTGACCTGGGAGGCGTTTCGCCACCGATTGACACGCGACGAACTTGAAGAGCAGTTTGGAGAGATTGGTGCATCCGTTCCATTGGATAAGACCGACGACCCTGACGTAGAGGGTGAAAAGGATATGGACGTTGCCGAAGCGTTCAAGACTGCCGAAGTATGGGAGATATGGGACAAGGAGGAGCGCGAAGTCATATTTATCGCCCCTGCCTACAAAGATAGCCCACTAAAGACGTTGCCAGACCCTCTTGGCTTGACTGGCTTTTATCCAAACCCGCGCCCCCTGTACGCTTGCGAAGATAGCAGCTCTCTCATACCCACACCACTATTTGAGTATTACCGCGAACAGGCCGATGAGCTTGACGCTGTAACACGTCGCATCAATATATTGGTCAAGGGATTGAAGATGCGCGGCATCTATGATTCCACACTGACCGAGTTGTCCGAATTGATGCGCGGTGAGGATAACGACCTGATTCCAGCTTCAAACGTCACTGCATTGTTAGAGCGTGGTGGACTGGAAAAGGCTATCTGGTTCATGCCAATCGAGCAGGCCGCTAAGGTATTGCAGATATTGCAAGTTCAGCGCGAATCATCTAAGCAGGTGATTTATGAGATTACTGGTATCAGTGACATTCTGCGCGGCTCAACCAATGCCAATGAAACACTAGGCGCACAGCAAATCAAAGCCCAATGGGGTAGCGCACGATTGAAGCGCATGCAAACCGACTGCGCTTTGTTCATTCGTGACTTGCTGCGCTTGCAATCCGAGATCATTGGAGAGCGTTTTCAGCCTGAGACATTGGCAAGTATGACGGGGCTAAAGTTCCCCACTGGTGAGGAAAAACAGCAAGCCATGATGCAATGGCAAATGCAGGCACAGCAAGCCCAGATGCAAGGCCAACAACCTCCACCGCAGCCAGACCTTCCACCAAGCTGGGATGAAATCATCCAGGTGATGCGCGATGATAAGTTGCGCACATTCAAGGTTGACGTTGAGACGGATTCGACGGTTGCCGCATCGGTTGAGTCTGACATGAAGGGGCTGAGCGACACAATGAACGCTCTAAACCAAGTCATTCAAGGATTCATGCCTGCGGTGCAAATGGGCGCTTTACCTGTTGACGCATTGAAAGAGATGCTATTGACGGTGACACGCAGGGCAAAGATGGGCAATGCGGTAGAAGATGCCATCGACAAGATTAAGCAGCCACCACCGCCTCCACAAGAGCAGCAACCGCAGGACAACAGCTTGCAAGTCAAGCAAATGGAACTGCAACACAGCCAGCAAGTGGAGCAGGGCAAGTCTCAACTTGAACAGGCTAAGTTACAACAATCCGCACAGCTTGAGCAATTCAAGGGTGAGCAGGCATTGCAGTTGGAGCAGGTAAAACAGCAATTCGCATTACAGTTGGAGCAATTGAAGCAAGACGCAGAAACGCAACGCGCACAAATGAAAGCTCAGATTGACAGCGAAACCAAGCTACAGATTGCCGGAATGAACGCTCAAGCGGCTGAGAAAACCGCCGTAAATATAGACACCGGGGCGCTGACTGAGCAGGTAAAATCACACTCTGAAAAGAGCGACGCAAGCATGATGCAAGCGATGCAGAACTTTGGGCAGATTGCACAGGCTCTGGTTCACACAATCGAACAAATGAACAAGCCCAAGAAACGTATGCTGCAACGTGGGCCGGATGGCAAGGCAGTTGGCATGATTGAGGTATCCGAATAATGGCTAATCTTGGCGGCAACCTTGGCGAATTGCGCTTAGTGGTTGAAATTGTTAGAAAAGAAACGGGCAATACTGATACCGTCGAGCTAGTTGGTTTTATTGACGAAGATAAATTGAAAGAGGCATTAAATGGCACTGACACACAGCACAGCGGCGCGTAATGCTGCAACGGACGCAGTAACTGCGCTAATCGGGGCAAGCGGTAAGCTAGTTTTTCGTTTGTCTGGCACGGTAGCAGCACCAGGCACTGCGGTGGCCACGCTTTCGTTATCTGCTACTGGGTTTGGGGCTTCTGCGACCGGAACGGCGACGGCTAACGCTATTACAAGCGACACCAATGCAGCGGGCAATGCTTCGCCTGTTGCAACGGCTACGCTTCAAACATCGGCTGGTACGGTTGTTATTCATTGCGCAGTCGCTGCTAGTGGTTCTGACATCAACATGACCAACGGCTTAACAGTGACCGCAGGCGATACTGTGTCGTGTTCTAGCCTGACATACACAGCACTTTCAGCCTAAACAATGGCAACCTACGCAGACCGCGTTCTAGAAACCTCGACTAGCACAGGTACGGGCAATATAACGCTCGCTGGTGCTGTGACGGGTTTCCGTGCATTTAGCCCTGCTATGT